CAATTGGTCCAATAAGCTCAATATCCCACCGCATAGATCTAACGATGGTATTGATCCCACTCCCACTACCAGGGTAATGTAAATACATTGTCGCTCCGTAAACACTGGTATATAAAACGACTTAGTATACAATACCTATGATAGAGTATGCAGCCGTTCCTCCATTGCCTCGTAGTCTACATCTGTGACACAAGACATCGAATTCCATCGTTGTATCTGTAGCAATCTGAAACCATCCTCTACCGTTATTGAAACTAATCTCAAGCAAATTTCCACCAGCAGCTTCAGAATTAGTAACTTTAACTTGAGCAGTAGTTTGACGATTTAGATTGGCTCCTCTATCAAAACTAATTTCTACTCCAGCAGGCGTAGTTGAGCCATCAGGAGCAGTCCCGATTCCATTCGATGGATGAACTACCTTACCAGGTTTCATCATCGTAATTCTCCTATGTTAGCCCCAAAAAATAATAGAAACTAGGAAGGGGGGCAAATGTAGATATCACAAGACCGAACACTTTAAAGTATCGGTATATCAGAAATTAATATTTTAAACAGTTGGTCTACTTGGAGCTGCTGGAATATTAGGTGAAGTGGCTAATGTATGAACATTTGCTTCCATAGCTGTTTCTGCAGCAGTAGCTAAAACTTTAACTGCCGCAAGATCAGCTGCACCTTTTACTCCAGTAAAATAAGTACCCAACAAACTAATTAACGCATTATAATTAGTAATTAACTGAGCAACTTCCTCAGATCCTAAATCTTTCACAATTCTTTGAGTAGCAAGAGTTGCCATAAGAATTCTCCTTATTTCTTCTTAACAGGTTTTATCTTTTTTACTGATTTTTTATCTATTTGCTTCTCATCCACCTTATCTTCTTTAACTTCTTCTTTTTTCTCTACTTTTTTTTCTTCTTCTTTAACTTCTTCTTTTTTCTCTACTTTTTTTTCTGGAATAGAAGCTTTTTCTTTTTTTTCTGGAATAGCAGCAACCCTTTCTACAACTTTTTCTTCTTCAATAATTTCTGCTAATCCTTTACTGTGCCTAACGTAGAATTCTACCATACCTCGATTGGAACCTACATCTGGAACATAGGCGATTCCATCTTGATTAAATGATAGAACTATAGAATCAGCCACAACATTGCGATTTACCATCCAACGATGTTTAACCTTAATCATATTATTAGTCTCCTGTTGTGGTTTTTTATTTATCGGCTTTAACATTTCCTCTAAAGCCGTATTGAGAGTATTTCTTGCTTTTACAATACCTTTAAAACCTTCTTGTCCAGCTTGCATAAGACAAGAAAAACTACATTCTGTTGCTCCATCAACAACAGGTTTGCCACAAATACTACAAATTCCCATAGCAAAAATAAAGTAAAAGGGGAGCATTAACTCCCCTAATACTAATTTATGTTAACTGACCAATATTGATCATACGGAGCCACTTCTTTGGAGCGAAGAGTAAAGGCGTACCGTACATTAAGATCATCCAACGATATGCAGGAGCAAGAACCGCTAAATCAAGACGCATCATCGGTGCAAGCTGCCGAAATGTAATAACATTAGGAGTCAACTCACCTAAGTATGCAATATTAGTAAACGGTAGTAAGAAATTAATATCATCAGGGGATGCACCAGTTGCTCCACCTGTTTGACCAGAAGCAGGAACTTGCATAATTAAACTGAATTCAGTTGCCAAAGTAGGAACTGCACCACCTGAAGCTATCGGACTAGTTCGATATACTCTGAAATATTCAGGAGGAAATGCTCCAATAGTAGCAGCATTGGTAATAGTTAAGTCAACATGAACACCAGTTATTTTATTAGCAGCAGTAACAGCCTGATTTGCTACCATAATTGGAGAATGAGCAGACTCACCAAAACGATTACAAGCAGTAACTACATAATTGTATTCGTTGTCTCCTGCAGGAGCACCTTTTGCAAAATCACCATCAGTACCAGCAACACCAGTAGATACAGCTTGTGGAGTTGCAGGTGCATTCGCATGAGTAGCTGCTGTTGGAGGAGAAGGAAGTCTACGAATAAAAATATCTGGATTAAATTCAATAACACCAGCTTGAGTAGCCATAGTGTTGATTGCTTGACCAATCTGACCATTCTGAGGAGCTGGTAACTGAATCCGTTCACGAGGATACATAGTTTTTACTAGATCACTCTGCACCCTGGTTCCAAGAAATAAATCAGTTGGATAACCATAATTTTCAATGATTGTATTAGAAGCTTCTTCGATATCAGCTTCTTGCATTGGTTGACCTTGGAGGTCAACAAAAGAGCTAGCATCAATTAAAGCATCTAAACCATCCCATTGCTCTGCTTGACCATCATAAGCAAGAGAACTATCAGCAGAGAATAAAGCACTCTCTACTCTCTCTAATAACCAAAGAATACCATTTTGGTTTTCAAGAGCAATAATGTCTCCATGAGCTGGATGAATCAAGGTAGCAGGATGGGTTACTTCCCTTTGGGTTCCCATAAATTTAACTAACTGTGTACGCCTAGCGTATTGCGTATCAGTAGCAGGTGGTAATTCACCTTCCATTGTGAAAGCAAAATGCTGTGGGCCATAACTCATAAGTTGGTTATACTCTTCAACTGTCGAGTACGCGGGACTTTTAGGTATTTTCTTCCAAAATTTTATGTGATGATTCGACCAAGTAACTACTTTGAGAGATGCCTCTAAAGACTCTACTCGTAGAGCTGATCCACCAGTCTGGTTAACTACTTGATAACCAGCTTCAAGAGCTTTATGTAATTCTTGTACATCAGCTGCGGGGGCGGTTCCAAAACCGTTTAACCCCTCATACTGACGAAGGGAAATTTGTCCGTACATTTTAGTTCTCCTTCCTTGCAGGGGTTTAATTAATTAGTCCCACCTGATTGAATAAGTCTAACTACCTGAGCATCTAGATCAGGTCGTAATTGACCAGTTGTTTCATATTTAATAACTTCAGTTGAACTTAGTTGACCTTTAGTTACCATGTCAGTCAACATATCCAATTTCTGAGCTTTACTAATTTCTGCACCAGCAGGACCAGCAAAACTCTTATTCATTACTTGCTGACCTCCAGGAACAGATACTAATTGAGACTTTGGAGCAGCAGCAGGTTGATTAGCAGCTTCCTCTGCTTGACTAATGCTACCAGCTACACCATGTCCAATATTGACCACAGCTTCAGCCAATGATTTATTAAATTCGCCTTGTTCAGCAAATTTAGCTTCAATAGCTTCATTAACATGTTCGATAATGGCATTAAAACCTTTTTCAATCATGTCAGCTGTACGAGTTTCTAATTCACCAAGACCAGTACCAAAAGCTTTAGCAAATTCTTGTAAAAAATCTGACATCTCTAAAGCTTCAGTAAGAGTCTGATTTTCTGCTACTGTATTAGAAAAGGATTTAGCCATATCACATGCTTTCTCTTTTTCTTCTTTAGCAGGTTTATCAGAATCATCATTACCTTTTTCTAACCCCTTTTCAGCATCACTTTTCAAAAGACTTACTTCTTCTGGAGAAAGAGCTTCGCCTTTCATTACCTTTTCAGCAATAGATTTGCGAGAAGGCTTATAGTCGGTTCCATCTGAGCCGATATTATCGTCCCAATTGTTACCGAATTTTGTTGTGTCTCCACCAGCCCATGAATTTTGTTCACTGTTGGCTTTAGTGTGAAACAGTTGTGACTTATTTACATCTTCTGGTTCCTGATTCCCTTTTGCTAGGGCTTCGAGTTTCCCAAGAGACTTAAAAAAGTCATTTCCAGGAATTGTGTTTTGGTCCTTTGCCATAATTTTTCCTCCTTAGCTTGAAAGACCGTTCATTGCAAATACAGCTTCAGCCACGACCCTAGCATCAGGACGGGTTAGCTGTCGGTACTCAGTTAATAAACTTACGCATTCTTCTAATTCTAAAGGTTTATCTAATAAGGCTTCTAAACTTTTTTTAGTTTTATCTGATCCTGCCCAATCGAGATCAGTCAAATTACTATCTAAACTTTCAACTCTAGCTACTGGACTATTAGATGCTAAAGCTTTTTCACTCTCACAAGAACAAGATTTATCAGAAGGATTACAAGTACATTTTTCTTTTGATTTTTCTGTTTTCTCTTTTTTAAGATCTATAACTTCTTCGGAAATGGATTTATGAGCATTTAAACAACTTGTAGAACAAGGAATAAGACTTTTCGTAACCTCTGGATAAACAACTCCGTAACCACCTTCACACCACATCTCTTCTGGAATAGCTAAGAGTGATTTTGCTACATCTAGCCAAGTATGAGTATTAATTGGAGCAGTAGTAATTGCAATATCTTGTAACCAACATTTAAGAATTCTACGACCTGCTCTACGAAGAACTTTTCCTTGAATTGAAAATCCTAATCTTCTATCTGATTGAGAAGCTTCTAAAGCATTCGCTAGTTCCCAAATAGCATCAGCAATTTTATGCTGTTTCCACAAAAAACCTTTTGTCCATAAACCATCTTTTTGTACAGCACACGCAGTAGGTTGTCCTACTTTATTTTCAAAACCTGGTTTATGATCATTATTGTAGTAGCCATATTTGAGAAAATAAGTAGTATCGATTCCTCTTTGTTCAACAACTTCATTTTGAAGATCATTATCAATAGTAGAGGCAATACCTTTAATTTCTCGACGACCTTTTTCTTTAGCATCCTTTTCAGCTTTTTCGATCTCCATCGGAAGCCAAAAATCAAAAACGTCATCAACTAAAAGATTAATCATTTATTTACCAAATAAAAAAGGGAGAATAGCTTTTGCTACCCTCCCTTTATGGAGTATCATCAAAATGTAAATTTATTAATTAAATATTATATATTACAACTACTTTCAATATCAATTATAGAAAAACTTGTCAACAAAAAATATTAATAATTTTATTATTTTATAAATTAATTAATGATCTTAATTATTTAAGATCAGAATTATATAGAAATAATTTTGGATTTCTTGATTTATTTAAAGTATTTGAATCTATTTTTATTGGAATTGGCAATTCTTTACCACAACCTTTACAAATCACAAAAGATTGACCATTCTTAAATACCACTATTTTTGAACGAAGTTTTATCACTCCATTCATAGATTTAAGAATAACTTCTCCACATTTACAAGATATTAAATGATTCACTGAGAGATACCTCCCCAATCTTCGTTAAGAATGTTAGGAGGAGTACTTGTTGCTGGTGTAACTCCTAATCTAGCAACATCTTCTAATCTAGAATTTTGTGCTTGTTTTTCATAAGCATTCCAATAAAAATAATGCTCATGAATTGGGTAAGAATGTACCCATTGAGAGAAAGACTCTTCATCTGGATCTCTTTCAGAAGGATTAATTGCCACATGCCAAATACCACCTTTTTCTATCTTAGCTAATTTTTTGTAATAATTTTTATCCTCCGTAAGACGATCCATTGCTATACGCCTAGCTAATTTTTCATCTTTCGTATGCTCATGTTCTACTTTAGCGCCAGCTTTTAATTGCTCTGAATCAAAATCTGATTCATCTTTGCTTGCTGATAAGCCTTCCCATTTTTTAGATTTAATCATTTGAGGATGATCTTTAGTAGCTTTTACTTTCTCAATAAATTTATCCATTGGAATAGAAGTCATACTTCCAAAAAACTTAGGATTATCGTATTGCTTAATATAAGCTTCTTTAGCTTCTTTTTCTGAGTTAAAACCAAGCATTACTTTATCTTCATCAAATTTTTTAAAATCTGGTTTTTTCATTTGATGAACTACATAAGCATTTTTTGCCTCTGGATTAGAACCAAGATATACATCTACATGATCTCCATCTGTACCCTGAGTAAGCCTAATATAC